TTGCAGAACCGGCTGCATCTGTTGGCGCGGCGGATCGTCATCCCGCATCCGCGCGGCGGCGTCATCGACGTCTCGGCGCCGCTGCCGCCGCATATGCTGCAGTCCTGGAACCTGCTCGGGCTGGAGCACGACCGGTTCGATCCGATCGAGCATGCGCCGGAGGAATAATCGCGCAGCGGCTTGCGAGACGCGCGCGCGATCCCGACATGATCAGGATGAAACCGATCGTGACCTTGCTACTCGCCGCGGCTCTCGTTGTTCCAGCCGGCGCCGTCCGCGCCCAGCTGATCCAGGGGCCGGTGCCCTCGACGCTGCCGCTGCCGCCGCCGATCCCGCCGCCGCGGGTGTATGTTCCGGAGGTGCCGAAGCTCGACGCCACCGCACCCACCCCCCGGGCCCAGCTGCCGAACCAGCGCCGCTCGTTCGGCGACCGCGTCACCGATTGCCTCACCGATCCCAATGCGGCGCGGCTCGGCCCGAACGCGCGCGCGGCCTATTCGCGCGCCTGCGCCAATCAGTAGTTCAACGGACCCATCGAGATGCGTGAGTTGTTCGAAGACGTCGCCGGCAAGTCGCTACTCGACCCCGAAGAAGCGGTGCGGCGCACGACGCGCACCGCGCTGCCGAAGCGGTTCTATACGACGGCTGCGATCAGCGAGACGCCCGAGGGCTTTGCGATCACGCTCGACGGCCGCGGCGTGAAGACGCCGTCGCGCAACGCGCTCACGGCGCCGACGCGCGAACTCGCCGAAGCGATCGCCGCCGAATGGCAGGCGCAGGCCGAGATCATCGATCCGACCACGATGCCGCTGACGCGATTGGCCAACAGCGTGATCGACGGCGTGGTCGGCCGCATCGACGATGTCGTCGACGACGTCGCCAAGTACTTCGGCTCGGATCTGTTGTTCTATCGCGCCGGCCATCCGGACGAACTGATCGCGCGCGAGGCGCAGCATTGGGACCCGGTGCTGTTCTGGGCCGCCGACGAATTCGGCGCGCATTTCATCCTCGCGCAGGGCATCATGCATGTCAGTCAGCCCGAACCCGCGATCGCCGCGGCGCGCGATGCGATCCCGCAAGACCCTTGGTCGGTCGGCGCCTTTCATGTGGTGACGACGATCACCGGCTCGGCGCTGCTGGCGTTGGCGCTGGCGCAAAGCCGGCTCGATCCGGATCAGGTCTGGACCGCAGCGCATGTCGACGAGGACTGGAACATCGAGCGCTGGGGGGTGGATGAAGAGGTCGCAGCGCGGCGCGCGGCGCGGCAGGTCGAGTTCAAGGCCGCGGCGCAGGTGCTGGCCGCGCTTTCGGCGGCTGAAAGTTTGGCTGGAAGTTAACGAGGGGGTTGCGTGATAGGGGTCTAACTATCTGATGTTGTTAGACGCGATGCGTAAAATGCGCTGGCGATGCGCCGGGCCTACTCCTTCCGTTCTCGGTGGGCCTTGCGCACCTTCGCCAGCCGCCGGTGAGCCTCCAACGCGGCTTGGTCGTAAACCTTCCCGGTGACTTTGGACCCTGGCGCGTGCCCCATCAGCTTTTGCAGGTCGTCGGTAGCGCCGCCGGCCGCTCGCGCCTCGGTCGCGCCGGATTTCCGCAGGTCGCGATTCCAGACGTCGGCGGCAATGCCCGCGCGGGTTCTGACGGCCCGCCACACCTTCGCGAATTTGGCGTCACGGTAGGGGAGCCCAGTGGTCGGATCGACGATCAGCGGCCCGACCCGGGCAGCCTCCGGCACCTTCTCGATTTCCTCGAGCGCCATCGGGCAAGCCCGCAGATCGACGACGACGGCTTGCCCGGTGGTGGCCTGCGTCTTTGAAGGCGTGAACCGCAGGATCAGGTTCGCGTCGATGTTCGCCCAGGTCGGACCGATCCATTTCAGCCCGCCCGAAATGACCGCAGACGGCGCCGGGTCGGCGATCGGCACCCATTGGCCGCGCATGTCCCACTGCCGCCCGGTGCCTTCGAACTGCATGGCGTAGCAGAGGGCCGCGCCAGGGTGCCCCAGAGCGTGCGCCGCGGCTCGGGCTGCAATGACCTGATCAGCGCCGATGACGGCCTGACGGGGCTGCAGGCCCTCAAACCGGCACGCCGACAGCACAGCCTTGAACTCGGCGCATCCCGGCAACCGGGACATGATGCCGAAGCGGACCGCCGCCTTGAGCACGGCGATTGCCGTCCGCGCCTTCGCGACGTGACGCTTTCCACTTTTCCCCGCGGCGGACCAGAAATCGAACCATGTCTCGGCGTCGGTGCCGTCCGTGCTGTCGATCCGGCACTGGCCAATCTCGGCGTGCAGCATCCGGAGGTAAACAGTGTAGGGATGCCGGGAGGCGTGTTTCAATTTGAAGAACGGGCTTTTCGGGTTGGTCTCGTAGAGATCAAGCAGGCTCCCGAACGTGCCGTTGAAGACCGGCTTGCGCTTTGCGCCGCCGCCGGCCAGCCATTCGGTCATTTCCAGCTGCAGCCTGGTGCAGCGGCCGGCGATGGCTCGGTCGTCTCCCGTCATGCCGGACAGGTTGACGTTTTTCACCGGATACCCGGCTTTCACGGCGTCCTTGGTCGCGCGCCAGAACGGGCGGCCACGCTTATCGAACCTAAGTCCCGGCGCCCGCTTTTCGTCGTCCACTGTACGCCCCCAGCATTGCCGGTCCATGCGGCGCGGCGATCTGCTGATCGCCTCTGACGCGGTATTCGCGGTCGAAGAACGCTCTGACGGCAGGAACGTACCGACCACCCATCAGGCCGTCGACCTTAGGGAATCCGCGCGCCTCAAGTAAAGGCACCATCTGCCGGAACTCTCCGGTTCTCCCTTTGCCCATGAGTGCGGCGGCGAGATCGTCCTCGCTCGCAAAGGCCGGCAGATCGTCGAGGGTTTTGAACCGCGCGGCCATTGGGCTGTCACCTCGCCAGGTCAAGCATGGCGGTGGTCGCCGACGGAATCTGCGACGGCTCCAGGCTCATCCGAACAGCGCCTCCGATGCGCGCCGGGCCCCTCCAACCAATATCGCCAAGCCGGTTGCTATACTCATCAGCAAGCCGGCGCTTCGCTGGGGCGATCCAGTTGCTCGCCTTGCGACGACGCGCCTCGCAAGCCCCACGAGGAAATCTCTCTGACGACGGCGGCCGCTTCAGAAAGTGTGTTTCCCATGGCAAGCGCGCAGCCGAACATGACCTCGGCGTATAGTTCAGCGTCGAGCGCGTTATTGGGGCGCATCTCTTTCAGGAAATCCGCGACCAAGTAGGCCTTGGCCAGAGCGTGGTCACTCTCGCGCGAGAGGTGGTCTGCGGCGGCATCTGTCGTGCGCGGGCGGTTCGTGACATTCAGAGCGGCGGCGGCCACCGCAACGAAGTAATCGTACAAACCCACCATCCCTCGAATATCGTTTGCATCCTTCAAGCAACAAAGGGCGTTAAGCAGATCCGGCTCGCGGTCGATCGGATGGATGTTCGCGTTGATGACGTAAAGGGCCGACGGCAGGTTGCCCGGCGCTGCCGGATGTAGCTGTGCGAAAATTTGCGGTGGATTCGTCGATGGCTTGAACATATCAACAAGCCTCCCCAATAGAGGACGGCCTTGTTCCGAGATGCATCTCGGCCGGGAGCATGTACCTCATCGCCGCCGGGAAGATGTCCGAGGATGTCAGTTCAAGTCGGTGGAGGGCGTTGTGCAGCAATCGCTCGATTCTGTCTGCTGCCTCGGCTTGGATTTTTGGTGTGCTGCCGTTGAGGACGATGCTCGGCTGCGCAGACGCCAGCATGATCTGAAACGCCGCCCCTTCGAACGATTGGGGCCTTAGCCGACTGGCTTGGTCGACGATCTTATCCAGTCGGTTATAGAACCGATCGAGCGCCCCCGGTCTACCTGGAGCGCTTGCGTCAACCTGATTCAAGGCCAGGACTGTCCGTTCGTACTTCACCGCGAGCGCCAACACGGGGCAATTGTAGGGCTTGATGTCGGGCAAGCCCTTAGTCGAGCCTCGCTTGATGGCTGGAGCGCGATGTGGCGAACGCCTAGTCGGTAATTGAAGCATTCCAAATACTCCCGATCGGACGCGCCGATCACGCCCCGCAAATTGCGGTGGTAGTTACAACGATTGAAAGAAATAGTGCGATTGCGGCGAAGGTCGCGAGGTCGCCGACCATGGTGCGGATCTTGTTCATTGAGGTGGTGCTCATTGCATCGCCCTCCCGTTCGGCGGGGAGTGGCGGATGAGCTTCTCCATCTGGTCGGGTGGCGTGCCGGCGGCGTATTCACGAGACAGATAGATTGCGCGGTTGGTCTTGCTCGCCGGCATGAGCCAGGTATCAAGCGTCGCCGCGTCGCTGGTATCCGGTCGCTGTAGGGCCTTCTGCAGCCCGCCGTCGCCGGCGAATAAATAGACACCCGCGGGCACGTCGAAGCGGATAAGACCGCCATGCTCGATGTGCTCGACCTTCGCGAGCACCGCCCAGCCGTCCGGGCCGTCGTGCAGGAAGATCACTTCGTCACCGACGGACGGCGGATCACTGCTGCCCGGGTCATCGACAATCGGGAACAGTTTCTGCGGATCGCTCACATAATGGAGCACCGCGCCCATAGACATGAAGTCCGCGAATAGCGCGTCAGCAGCCTCGGCGCTGCGGTTGAAGGTCTCGCGCAACTCAATTGCTGCGGCAAGGCCTCGTGCTGTCGTATCGCCGACCAGCTGGAAAACCAAATAGCGGGGGCCATCGGCGGGCCAAACGATCTCCGGATGAAAGCCGCCTTCTTCCGCCTCAATGGAAAGCAATCTGATTGTCTCAAGCATCAGTGATATCCTGGGCTGGAGCGGTCGCGTTCTTGTTTGATCATTTTCCGAATTTCGCGGGATAGCTCGTGAAGCAGCAAGTCGCGCCCGACCTCAGACCGGGTGATGCGCGTTGCTCGCATGACTTCCGCCGGGTTGCGCACGAGCACGCGTTCGAGCTCGAACATCGTTGTGGCTATTTCGGATGGGCTTATCGCGGTGACGTGCATCACGCCGTCGGCAGACGCTCCGGTGATGTCGATTTCGATGATCAAAGTGCTATTCGTCATCGTCGTCTCCGAAATCGGCGTCGGTGACGAGAGAGGGGTCAAAGGTCAGGCCAAGCTTCTTCGCAAGCTCGCGAACGCCCAGGAGTGTGATGCGGCACTGCTCACGCAAAACAAGGTTGCCGTCCTGGTCCTTGACAGTGCGGGCTTTCTGAACGAGGTACCCCTTGTTGATCTGCGGCTGACTCGCGATCCAGGGGCCGTCCTTCTTTTCCTTGTGTATCCAGTCGATGGCGCGCATCTTGAGGAAGATGCTGTTCGCTCCACGGCCTGCAGGCCCCAGGCCGATCAATTTTGCGGAATGACGGATCGGCATCGAGCCCGCAACGCCCGACATCTGATCATAGGCGGCTGCCTTCGGCGCCATCGTGGTGATGAGCGCGCTTTGCTGACCGATCTGTTCCGCGGCCGAAGCAAGTTGCCGGAGTGCTGATGGATAGTCGCGGGGCAGGGCTGGAAGGCCGGCCTCGAGCTCCATCCAGCGATCGATGATCCGAGCGCGGACTTCATCGCTATAGCCCGACACCACAACCAGCGTGTCGCGCTTAGTGAGGTCATAGACCTCAGTGGGGCGCCCGCCGCCGGGCGGCTGGTGCGACCGAGGAGTATTACGACTTTCCCGTAAAACCCCCTTTTCGAATAGGCGCAGGATGGTTTCGACAACGTCGTTGTGCCGGGCGCCGCAAAGGTCGGCGATCTCGCGCGACGACATGGTCGGCTCGGAGCCGGCGCCGAACGGGCTGACGCTTTTACCGGCCGGAAGGTGAAGCGATGCCATCACACCACCGCCTTCAGGGCAGCGAGCGTCTCCTCGCAGTGATGGCGAACCCATGCGATGCCAGCGGCCTGCGCCTCGGCCTCGGTGGCGCAGTCGCCGTTCTGGGCGAGGGCGTCATTGCCGTAGCTGTGCTCGGCGGTGACGTGCCAGACCCAGCCGCAGCCGCGGTAGGTCTGATTGGTCGTGGAAATGCGCAGCAGGCCGAGCTGCAGGTCATGGCCGGCGCTGTTGCCGCGGCCGGTCCACTCCGGCGGGATATCGTTCTGCTGCGGAACGATGTCGACGGCGCAGGCGGGCGCGGCCGGGGCGGCAAGGCGAACGTTCTGATCTTGAACGTTCGCGGGCTTGGCGGTGGCGGGCAAGGTCGACAAGGCGGCGGCTCCCGGTGGTGACGGGAGCCATAAAGCGTTACTTTAGGATGCTCGTCAAGCGTTACTTGATGGTGGCGATGGGGTTTTCAGCGTCGCGCTCCTCTCGATCAAGATCCTCGTCGCTCATTCCAAGGATCTGCTCGATCGTCTTGTGATACCTTCGCTGCTCCACGACCACCCCAGCTATATAGCCGTCCTTCGGACCTCTGATCTCTACGATCGGGAAATCTTCGTTGGCGGGGACCAACCGATAGATGACCTTCTTTCCTTCGTATTGAATTTGAAGCTTTCGCAAAATTGCGTGCGGGTTAACGTTCGAGAAATCGGGCGGGACTACCGCGATGACGTAGTCTCCCGGCAGCGGGCTGCTGTGGGCAAATTCAATGAGCAGGTGATCCCCTTGCCGAAATTCCGGCACCATACTGAAATCGTCAACTTGAAGTGCAAACTCGCCTGCCATTCGGCGACTGGTGGGAGTGATATACCCGGAGATTCTTCCCTTTATCGCTGACTTCCACGAATCCGAATCGATATCGATCTTGGGGACCGCATCCCACCAAATGATAGGCACGCGCGGCCAATAATGCTGGCTGGCAACCGCCTCTGACACGAAGGCCTCGCCCCACAACAGGACGCCCGGATGAACACTCAAAAGAGCTGCCGCGGCCATGATATTGTCGAGGGAAGGTAGTGTTTTTCCCGTTTCCCACTGAGAGATCGCCTGCACGGAAACGCGAAGTGAACTGCTGAGGTCCCCCTGGCTCCACCTTTTTGCTTCACGAGCCGCCTTGATATTTGCGCCAATAGCAGTCGTGGGTAATTTTTCAGCCATTTGAGCCCCCTACTGCCATATTAAAGCAGGACTTAAGGTAAGAACATCAGGTTTCACTTGACGGTTCATAAAGTGTAGCTTTATGAAGGTCAGATGAGCTTACCCCGCGACGATGTCCTGAAACGTGAGGTCGATGCCAGACGGCTGTCAGCCTTGGCGCGGGCCATTGGTGTGACGGTTCAAGCCGCGAGCCAGTGGCGCCGAATTCCTGCCAGTCGGGTTTTGGCTGCGGAAGCGTTTCTTCGGATAACTCGGTACGAGATTAGGCCTGACATTTACGGTCCGGAACCTAATGCACCGACCATCCCATCGCCCGATGATACAGCGCGCCATGAGCCCGCTGCATCGCCCGATCCCATTCCTGAAACCTCGCAATCGCCTCAGCGCGCTCGCACTGTCCGCGATCGCTCTGTGACGCCGGCGCCCTCGGGCGGCTGATCGTCTGCGTCCGGCGTGCGCGCTGGTCTGTGCCTGTAGTCCGCATTTTGACCGTGTCCCGTGGTGGTGATCGATGACGCAAGCATTCGCAGGAACCGGTCGAAACGCCAAAAATACACCTATCCAAAACGGATACGATTTTGACGCATCGTGCTCGGTTTCGAACGTCCATGCAGCCGTCACCGCGATCTTTATTCGGCTGCAACCCCGCAAAACATGGGCGTTAATCGCCGAGACGCTTCGCATCGGCGAGCACACGGCGAAGCACCGCGCTGCGAACCATCGGGACTACACGGTCGAGGAAATTCGGCTGCTCCTGCAGAGCGAGAACGGCCAAGAGGTGCTCGATATTCTCATGGCCGATGCCGAGCCGCGGTGGTGGCGAGACATCCGAAAGACGATCGAGCTGACGCGCATCCGCGCCGAGCAGGCGCAGCTGCAGCAACGCGCCATGGCGCTCGACAACGCGCCAATGGCCCGACAAGACCGCCGAAAAATGAAGAGGGTTATCGATGCCGACCGAAATCTCAGCGCCGCCCGCGCCGAGCAAGAAACCGCCCTGGGCATTCTTCTTCAGAACGGCAACGGCGCTGTGGTTAGCCCCATGGCTGCGACCGCTGTCAAAGCGAAAATCCCCGCGGCCGGAATGCGAGCAGGAGGGCGCGGCCGATGATTAGCATTGCTTCAAGCATCGCGGTGGTGATGCCATGAGCATGAACTACGGCGTCGTTAAACCATCGTTCTGGACCGGCGCTACCGGCCGCGCGCTGCGGCACGACGTCGACGCGCAGGTGGTCGCGCTGTACCTGATGACGTCGCCGCACGCGAACATCATCGGCGTGTTCAGATGCCCCATCGGATACATCGCAGCGGAAACAGGAAGGCCCTTCGAAGGGGCTTCGAAGGGGCTTCTGAAGCTCGTTGCCATGGGCTTCTGCACGGTGGATTCGGAGACGGAAACCGTCTGGGTTCACGAAATGGCGCGATTTCAGATCGGCGAGGTGCTGAAAGGCGCCGATAAGCGGGTCAAACACGTCGCGAGGTTCTTCAACGAAATTGAAAATCCCCGCATCAAGCGGGCGTTTTTCGACAAGTACGGCTCGGCCTACCAGTTAGTTGAACCATCTGAGATTGCGGAAACAGGAAGTCCCTTCGAAGGGGCTTCTGAGATCGCAGAAAGCCCCCTCGAAGCCACTGTCACTGTCACCAACACTGTCACCGACACCACCCATCCTTCGGATGGGTCTGCAACTCAAAAATCGAAAGCGCTGGCGAAACCGAAGCGTGCGGCGAGCAGTCCCATGCCGGACGAGTCGAAACTAGAGTTCCGATCGATGCACGACCTGTTCATCGACAGCGCACGCAAGCTTCGCGTTGCCGACGCGGAGAACGAATTCAGCCGCTTCGTCGACCACCACCGTGCCAAGGGCAGCGTGTTCGCCGACTGGCACGCCGCCGGCCGCACATGGCTGCGCAATAGCATCAAATTCAACAGCAAGCCTGGTGGTGGTGGCGCCGGTCAACGCGCCAACGGCGGGTTCACCCAATTCCTCGTAAACCGAGCGGAGCAGACCAATGGCTCAGTCACTATCGACCACGACGATCACGAATTCGCCCCCGGCCGATCCTGAGCTGGCGCGCACGATTGCGGCGCTGCGCTCGTCGATGCGCGATGACGCCTGCCTGACCGAGCCTCTGTCGGTGATGACACGGGGCAGGCTGGGCATGCGTCTGGACCTGCTCCGGGGATGCGCCAAGCAGGCCGCCGCCGAGCAGATCGAGACCGAGGTTGCGAAACTGATGACGAGCTACCCGTCGCTGCGGGGGTCGTCCGACACCGACGCGAAAGCAATGGTCTACCAGTACGCCGAGGCGCTGGCCGGCGTGCCGCTCTGGGCCATCCGGGACGCCTGCAAGGCCATCGCCCGCGGCGCCGTGCCGGACATCAATCCCGACTTTGCCCCGTCGTCAGCGCGGCTGCGGCAGCTTGTCGACGGCTACGTGTCGGCGATCCACAAGGAGGCGCGCGACATCAAGCAATTGCTCCAGGCGCCGCTGGTGCCGCCGGACAATCCAGAGATGGCGGAACGGGTGAGCAGGACCGTCCAGGACGGCCTCAAGAAGCTGTCGGCCCAGCTCCAGGAATACACCGACGCCGACCGGCGGCCGCGGGTGCCGGTGGAATCGCAGTGGAAAGCCCCGACGCTGGAACAACTGCGCGAGATCTACAAGGCGCGCAAACTGCCGGTGGCGGTCGACGGTAACGATGACCGTAACGTTGCGGGTGGCGACACCGTAACGGTCGCTCCGGCGCACGAGGAAGGTTATGATCACCTGCAGGCTGGCGTCCGGTGACCCATCGCCCGATCGCCCCGATCGAAATCAACGGTTTTGAGCCGGGCGGCACGCCGCGTGTATTGCCGATCTTCGAGTGGGTGGATCCGGCCGCACTGCTGGTCGATGCCGGCTATCAGCGCGACCTCAGTCGCCGCAGCCTGGCGCTGAACCGTCGCATCGTTGCCGGATGGGATTGGGCGCGGTTTAAATGCCCGATTGGCGTGCTTACCGATGCCGGTATCGAACTCATCGACGGCCAGTGCACCAGCATCGCGAGGCGCTGAAATGACCCTGAAGGGCGTCTACCCGCACAACGATGTGCATGGCTTCTTCTTCGAACACGCCGACAATTGCCCACTGCAGATCGGCGCTGCGCCGGGATCGGGGGTTAACCCCAAGGTAATGGTCATGGATATCCCAGCTACCAAATTCGATGATGTCGGCAGGATCGAGATGTTGGCCGCTGGCGGCGGTTTCGTTTTGGTGCGCAGGCCTGGCTGTTACCCGATGATACGAACTATCAAGGAATGGCGTGCGCTCAGTGACACGGCGGTGGTGTACGCCGCTTCGGTCCACCGAGGCGCTGGGTTGCATGGGCGCGGCGAAGTTGGGGGCTGAAAGCATGACGGGCGGTACGAAGACAGAGATCGACGTGGAGATGGCGCTGCGTTGGGCGTGGCGCGACGAACTGTCAAAGCGCCAGACTTCTGCAGCGGAGGGGATATGGTCCCAGATCGAGGAATACGGCCAGCGTGGTGGCATCGATCCGGGGCACGGCGCCGCGCAGCGGTACTCGCATTTCGGGCTGCCGGACCCCGACGCCGAGGCATTAGAGCGGGCCGTCGCTCAGTTGGACGACGTTGTGATCGACTGGTCCCAGAGCCTGGGTGCGATTGCAGGCGAACTGTCAGGCCTTGTGTCGGTCAACGATTTTTCGAAGCGTTCATCAGGCGATTCAGGGAAGGTGACGCGGGCAGGGTGGACCGACAAGCGGACGGGCAAGTGGAGTGAGGCGGAAAGCCGGCCTCGCGACATGCTGATGCTCGGTGCATTTCGAACGAAGGCGCTTGTTACGATGTATGCCGCGCGTGGCTGTCGACCGGATTGGCGTGAAGATCCGCCGCGTCCCTACCGCGTGCAGGCGGACAAGGGCCAACATGCGAAGGTGGTCGGCGAGTGCGAGGGCAAGAACCGATATTCTTTGGGGTCGTTCTGCCCCCTACAGTGGGAGCCATCCCCTTTGGCGGCGATCACCGCTCGAGCAGAATACGCGGTTTGGTGGGAGTCGCTGCACAAGGTGGTGGAGATCGCGCAGCTGTCAAAGTTCACCCTGTTGCCACCGCGGGCACCCGCAGCACCGTGGCGAGGGGAAACCGACGGCGGCGCAGGCGACGTCATTCACGTGCCGCCTGCAGGGCCGCTGCAGCCCCTCCCGCTCGCGCCGCGCCGCGGTCGGATGTTGTCACCGTTTCGGAGACCGGGGGCTGGGCCGGTGCGCTATCTACTCGAAATGACACAAACTGGCGAGGTCTCGCAATGAGTGAACGAGCCAGGACACCACTACTGCTGCGGATCGAATTCAAGTTCGAGCTCGAACACGCCGGCTATGCGTTGAAGCCGATCGAGCGATCCATCGGCCGGGACTTCTGGAAATGCGCCCACGGCAAGCGGTCGGTGGCCTTTATCGTCGTGACGCGGGAATCTTCACTCGAATTAGTTAAGCGTCTCGGCCTGGATGAGATAACCTCGATCGAGGACTTCTGCTGCCACGTAGCGCCGATCGGTGCCATCAGCAAGCACGGCGGCTTGAGCAGCTTCCATGACGCCCTCAAGAAGGCTTGGGCGTCGGTCGGGCATGACCGCTCACCAGCCTATCGGCAGCAGCGCCAGCGCTTCAATCCTCGAACCGAGTCGAGGTCCGACGATCGCGAATACGGGGCTCTGCGCGAACGAAAACAGAAGTTGCAGAAAGTATGAAGTAGCAACGAGATAGGTGTTGACTTGCGGTGGCAAGCTTGACATGCCTCCAACCATCGGAAGTCCGTAAGAGAAACGCCCGCCCGGCGCCAGCGTGCCGCGGCGGGCTTCCCATTTCGTGGGGGAATGTGAATGAACAACGTGGTCACGCTGTCATTCGGTCGGGTCATCTCGGGTGGAGGCAAGAGATGCATCCGATGTCGCCGTGGCCTACTCTCGGTCGAGACGAACGTCCCGCTGTCCGGCGTCAAGCCGACCGCGGTTGTTGTCGATGAGCACCATGAATGCGTCGCGCCGGATCAGGACTGCGCGTGAGTGGTTGAGCCACAGCATCAATACCGAAACAGGGATCCTGAGCCTAACCGCCTTCGCGGCCGACGCGGTGTAGCTCAGCGCCTGCGACGACTGAAGGCGGAGCCGCTGTGCCGCGACTGTCTGGCGAGGGGAATCCTCACCCCCTCGACGGTCCCCGACCACATCATCCCGCTGGCGCGCGGCGGCACCGACGACGATAGCAACATCCGCTGCTTGTGCGAGCCTTGCCACAAGATCAGGACCGCCGAGCAGTTCGGACAGCGAGTTGTTCATGGGGCGGACATCAACGGCCGTCCGCTCGCGCCTGACCATCCTTGGAACAAGAAGGGCAAGAAGGGGTAGGGGGCGACCCCAAACTCCAGCGTCCAGGGAGCGGACACCGGCATGGGGCCGCCCTTCGCACTGAGACCAAAAATCAAAGGCGACCCATCGATATGAGGTGATCAGGCGACCTGATATCGGTCTGATACTATTCAGTAATTTCGACTGTTTGAATTCTCTGGAAAATCAAACGTTATGCCGAGAGGTGGAAAGCGCGAAGGGGCAGGGCGAAAACCCAGCGCAAAGGCCCCGCCGACGCTCAAGGTTGTGCCGCCCGCGCCGACCTCGACGCATCCGGAGCCGTCGGTCGTCGACGGATTGAGCGAGCCTCAGTGGTCCGCACAGTTCACCGACGAGCTCGACCAGGATCTCGCGCGCCGGCAGTGGCGCATCATCATTGGCGAGCTGCGAACGTCCGAGAAGCTGGCCAACGCCAACGAGCGCCAGGTCAAGCGCCTGGTTGACGCCTACGTGCTGTACGAGATCGCGATGCGGCACGTCGCGGATGAGGGGGCGGTATACCCACGCAAGGGCAAGAAGCAGCCCGCGTACAATCCCTGGTTCACAGTCTTGAAGGACGCGAATGCGATGGCGTCGGCCGCCGAGGCAGAGCTGACGATCACGCCACGGCGGCGCAACAATGGTGGAAAAGTCCAAAGGCAAAAGCAGTCGCCGATCGGTGGCGGCTTCCTCAGATCGGTTCCCAAATGATCCGACGACGCGATACGCGCGCGATGTCGTCGACGGCAAGATCGTGTCTGGTGAGTTGGCCTGCTACGCGGCCGAACGACATCTGAAGGACATTCTGGAGGGATCGCGCCGCGACATCTATTGGGCACCGGAGCGCGCCGAACCCGCCTTGAAGTTCTATCCGAGCGTCCTGTCCATCACCGAAGGGGCGTTGGTCGGCAAGCCGTTCAACCTCTTGCCGTGGCACACGTTCACAGCTGGAAACCTGTTTGGCTGGCGAACATCCAGCGGGCGGATGCGCTACCGATCCGGTTGGCTTGAGGCAGGCAAGGGTTCTGCGAAATCCCCGTTCATGGCGGCCACCGGCCTCTACATGATGGGCTATTACGGCATCCCGCGCGCCAAGGTCTTTGCGATCGGCCAGGACAAGGCGACGGCGAACGTGCTGTTCAAGGATGCCGCGGCGATGTGCCGGGCGCCGATTCCGGGGAGTGATCCTGAAGACGGCCACACGCTCGAATCTCTCGGCGAGGTGGTGATCCGCGGGTTTCTCGACAACGCCTTCAAGATCGAGCACCCGGCGACGAACTCGGTATTCCAGTCGCTCGCGAACGGAGAATCGATCTCCGGGCCGCGACCGACGCTCGTCTCAGCCGACGAGATCCACGAATTCAAGAGCAGTGCGTCGCTTGAAACGTGGCAGGCCGCAATCGCGAAAATGCCCGGCGATGCCCTGATGTTGATGGGAACCAACACCCCGGCGTCAACGCAGATCGTCGGTACCGAATATTCGAATTTCTACCAGAGTGTGGTGAAGGGCGAGTTCATCGACGACCAGGCTTTTGCTTTCATCGCCCGCGTCGATAAGGCGGATAGAGACACGGTCTTTGAAAACGAGGCGTGCTGGATCAAGTCGCTTCCGGCGCTCGGCATCACATTCCCCATTGAGAACGTCCGCGGCGAAGTGAACACGGCGCGCGAGCGAGCGTCGAAAGCGCTGTCGACCAAGCGTCTGTACTTCGGAATTCCTCTTGGAGTCGTCGATTTCTGGATGGCGGAGGAACCTTGGGCTGCGGTGCAGGCCAAAGTTGATCCCGACGAGCACAAAGGCGAGAAGTGCTGGCTGTCGCTCGATCTGTCGAAGAAGAACGATTTGACGGCGCTATCGGCGTGCTGGGAAGGCGAGAAGGATGGTGAACGCCATCTGTTTGTGAAGACTTGGTACTGGACCGTGCAGGACGGACTTTCCGACCGCGCGCGGCGGGATCTCGCGAAATACGTCGAGTGGGCCGACGACCCAGATATCGATTTCACGGCGGTGTCGGGCGCGACCATCGACAAGACGTTCGCGGCCGCCGAAGTCGCCCGTTTGGTTGCTGAGCACGACGTGCAGTTCCTTGCGTTTGATGTCGCCGGCATGGCGGACTTCATCACTGCGTGTGAAACGAGCGGCTTTCCAGTCTGGAAATTCGAGGGTCCGAATAAGCCGGAAGGATATGGACTGAAGCTGGTCCCGCACAATCAGGGCAAACGGCGGGTTTCGAAGAGAAGCAGCTCACGATGCCAACCTCGATCGAAAAGCTCGAGGATCACGTTCTTGACGGCACCATCACAATCGACGACTCGCCGGTGACCTATATGTGTGCGGCGAATGCTTACGTGGATCGCGACGGCCAAGATAATAGGTGCTTCGATAAAGCGCGGTCGCGAGGTCGCATAGATGGTCTGGTCACCACAGCAATGGTCGTGGGTGCCGCCGACGGCGAGTTTATGGCGGGCAACGATCTTGGCGACTTCCTTAAGAACGCGGTGACCGCATAATGGCTTTCTGGCACCGATGGTTCGGCCGGTCGTTCAAGGCGACGGATCGTGAACTCTACGATCTGATGGGCCACGGCGAGACCTGGGCTGGCGAGCCCGTGTCGGTGCAGGGCGCGCTCAATCTGTCCGCATTCATGGCCGGGGCGCGGATCAAATCGTCGACGGTCGCGAGCCTGTCGTTCGATCTGATGGAGACCCAAAAGGACGGCTCCAAGGTCCGGGTCGCCGACCATCCGGTGCAGGCGCTGATCGACGACAGCCCGAATGCCGATCAGACTCCGATCGAGTTCTGGGAAGGTGTCGGGCTAGGTCTATGCACCAGCGGCAACGGCTTTGCCGAGAAGGTCCGGCCGCGCGACCGCATCGTCGCGCTCAACCCGATGCCCGCTAGCACGATCGCCGAGCGCGACAGTGATGGTGCGCTGATCTATCGGTTCATGGATCGCGGCAAGCAGGACACCTTGCCCGAAGACAAGGTGTTTCACGTCAAGGGATTCGGCGATGGCGACATGGGGATGTCGCCGGTCGGCTACGCCCGGCAGACGCTGAGCCTGACGATCGCGACTGAAAAGTTCGCCGGCCAGACCTTCTCGCGCGGCGGCCGCACGAAGGGGTTCTTCGTGATGCCGCCCGGCGCAAAAACGCTCACGGACGATCAGCGCGCCGACGCCAAGAAGAATCTGGTCGCCGCCAACGCCGGCCCCAATGCGCCCTGGGCTGGCCTCCTCGAGGGCGGCGTCGATTGGAAGTCGATCTCACTGTCGATGCGCGACGCCGAGATGATTATGAACCGGCGCTTCAACGTCGAGGAAGTCTGCCGCTGGCTCGGCATTCCGCCGATCATCATCGGTCACGGCGCCGAGGGCCAGACGATGTGGGGCACCGGCGTCGCGACGGTGATGCAGGCCTGGTACACGTTCGGCTTGCGCACCGATCTGAAACGCATCGAACAGGCGATCAGCAAACGAATTCTGACGCCGGCTGAACGCCTGCGGTTTTCGGTCAAGATCAACTTCGAGGATCTGCTACGCGGCGACACCGCGGCACGCTCCGCGTTCTATGTGGCGATGCTGAACGCCGGCGTCATGACGATCAACCAGGTCCGAAAGCTGGAAGGCTGGCCGCCAATCGCCGGCGGCGACGTCGCGCGTATGCAGATGCAGAACGTGCCGATTACCGAGGCGTCCACGCGGGCGGCGATCAGCAACAACGGCGGCATTCCGCTGGGAGACGACCATAATGACGATCCGAGAGCTGCCTGAGCTGCATCGGCCGAACGCGCCGCAGGCGTCGTTCGTGCTGAACGAGAAGGCCGTGCAGGCATGGTCGCCGGGTCTGATGCCGACCGCGGCTGCGGACGACAACGCCGTAATCAGCATTCTCGACGTCATCGGGGTGGATTTCTGGACCGGCGAGGGCATCACCGCCAAGCGCATCGCCGGCGCGCTGCGCGCGATCGGCGACAAGCCTGTCATCGTCCAGATCAATTCGCCGGGCGGAGACTTTTTCGAGGGCGTGGCGATTTACAATCTGTTGAGGCAGCATCCTGCCGAAGTGACGGTCCAGATCATTGGCATTGCGGCATCCGCGGCCTCGATGATCGCCATGGCGGGCGACCGCATCGAGATCGGCAAGACCGCGTTCGTGATGACCCACAACACCCAATGGGTCGCTGTTGGCGATCGGCACATGATGCGCGAGACCGGCGACATCATGGAGACGTTCGACGCGACGTTGAACCAGATGTATGCGGACCGCACCGGCCAGCCGGTCGAAACGATCGCGGCCTGGAACGACGTCGAGCACTGGATCGCCGGCCAGAAGGCGATCGAGGAAGGTTTCGCCGATGCTCTGCTTGCCGCAGACGTGAAGCAGGGATCTGCCGGCGCAAAGAACCATGCACCGACGCTGTACCGGGTCGAGGCGGCCTTGACCCGACAGGGTATGCCGCGCGCGGAACGGCGTCGCATCATGAAGGAAATCACCGAAGGCACGCCGGGCGCTGCCTCGGACGTCACGCCGCGCGCTGACGACGACGATGATGCCGATGACGGCATCGCCTCCCTCCGCCTGGCCGCGGCTCGCATGAGCCTGCTGCGGGCCTAGTCCACACATATCAGGAGCTGATCATGGCTGACGAAATCCGCGACCTGCTCAAGCAGGTGACGAACGACCTGTCGCGCGTCAACGACGAGTTTTCCCGCAAGGCCGAAGCGACGCTGGCCGAGGTGAAGAACACCGGCCAGCTCAGCGAGCAGACCAAGGCCGAAGTCGACAAGCTCGCGACCACGCAGACCGAACTCTCCGGCAAGCTCGAAGCCGTGACCGCGCGGCTGGCCGACGTCGAGCAGAAGAAGGCCCGCCGCGGCGGCGGTGACGGCGCTGCGCAGTCCTGGGGCGCCCAGGCCGTCGCCTCCGAAAAGTTCAAGGGCGTGACGTCGTCCTCGATCCATTCCGGCCAGCGGATTAGCGCGCCGGTCAAGAACGTGCTGATCAGTTCCGGCGTTGCCGAGGGTGTCGTCGAGCCGCAGCGCTTGCCCGGCATCGACACCATGCCGAAGCAGCGGCTGTTCATCCGGGACCTGATTGCGCCGGGTAGCACCGGCTCTCCGGCGATCTTCTGGGTTCAGCAGACCGGCTTCACCAACGCCGCAGCGGTTGTGGCCGAGAATACCGCCAAGCCTTACTCCAGCATCACCTTTGCCACCAAGATCACGCCGGTCGTCACGATCGCCCATATGTTCAAGGCGTCGAAGCAGATCCTCGACGACTTCGCGCAGCTGCAGTCCACGATCGACGCCGAAATGCGCTTCGGTCTGAAATATGTGGAAGAGCAGGAATTCCTGTTCGGCGCCGGCGGTGCCGGCAACATCGAAGGGATTGTGCCGCAGGCGTCGGAGTTCGCGCCCGCCTTCGAGCCGGACGCGCGCACCAACATCGACGACCTTCGGTTGGCAATCCTGCAGTCTCAGCTCGCTCGCCTGCCTGCGGATGGCTTCGTGGTGCATTCGACCGACTGGGCCGCGATCGAACTGACCAAGGACTCGACCGGCGGTTACATCCTGGCGAACCCGCTGCGCATCGCCGGCCCGACCTTGTGGGGCAAGCCCGTGGTGGAAACGGAGATCCCGGAATTCGAAGGTGAGTTCCTCACCGGCGCATTCCGCACCGGCGCGCAGCTCTTCGACCGCGAGGACGCCAATGTGGTGATCTCGACCGAGAACGCCGACGACTTCGAGAAGAACATGATCTCGGTCCGCTGCGAGGAGCGCACGGCGCTCGCCGTCAAGCGTCCGGAGGCCTTCGTCACCGGCGCCTTCGGCACCGCCGCCGCCGGCGGCTGATCGCCAATCGGCCGCCGCGAATAGTCGCTGCGGCCGCCTCCCGGAGGATCGACCATGAAACTCAAAGCGATGCGGTCGTTCCGTCTCGGAACGACGACCTTCGGCCGCGGCATCGCGGTCGATGTTTCCGATCCGGTCGCCAAAGACCTGATCAAGCGAGGCCTTGCCAGCGCAGACGGCATTGCGCCGTCGCCGACGCCGAGGCCCGCCCGTCAAGCCAAGCGCAAGCCGGTCAGGCCCGGCAACCAGAGGCGGGACAGCGAGCCCGCCACAACCGGCCGAGCGGCCGATCGAAAGGAAGACTGAAATGCGTCGTCAGGAAATCACTGTCACCACGTCCGCCGATGGCTCTGCGACCGCATACAGCCCGCGGCTGTCCGGATTGATCCATCAGATGCACTACATCAAGGTCGACTTCGCCGACGGCGTGGACTTCGCCATCACGTCGGAAAAGACCGGCCAGAGCCTGTGGACCGAATCCAACGTCAACGCCGCCGCCGTGAAGGCGCCGCGCCAGCCGACTCATACCCAGGCCGGCGTCGCCGCCACGCTCGACGGCACCGTTGCGGCGCTGGAGCCGATCGGCATCGCCAACGATCGCATCAAGATCGTGATCGCCGCCGGCGGCAATGCCAAGAGCGGTACCTTCCACTTCCTGATCGGCTGAGATCATCCATGACTGTCGTCGTCATCGAACCGCCGGAGCCCGTCGTCACAGCTCAAGAGGCCCGGGACGCGCGCGTCTTCACGGACGATGACGACGACATCTATATCGAAATGCTGCTCGAGATCGCGCAGTCCGAGATCGACGGGCCTCCGGGCTGGCTGCGCTACAGCATCGGTGAGCAGGTCCTGCGCACCGAGATTCCCGCCTCGGCGATCGTGCAGGCCGAGTGCCTGCCGTTCCGTCCGGTGACCGAGATCATCAGTAATGTGGCGTCGGATGACGGCTGTGCGCGGGTTGTGACGTATCGCGCCGGGCTGCCGGCCGACGATGTCCCGAGGCGCATCAAGCACGCCATCATCCTGATGGCCGGCGCGCTGCGCGACGCCACGCCGAGCGAAGGCGGTGCGATCAAGAAAAAGACTGTCGAGGGCGTCGGTTCGCGTGAATACACGCTGCCGGACGGCGCTGCCGACAAGATGAAAACAGCGGCCGGTCAGTTGTTGTCGACCTATCAGGGCTACGCATGACCGAAGTCGAAGAGGCGCTGGCGGACTATCGCGAGTTGATCGGCGATCTCGGCCAGCCCATCGCGATCCGCCGCTACACCGGCACCGGCCCTGCGCGGACCTTCGTCGACACGTCGACCGTGGCCTATGTCCGTAACTACGAGTCGAAAGAGATCATCGGCGCGATCACCTATGGCGATCAGCGCGCCATCGCGCTGGTGGATGATCTGGCCGCGATCCTGCCGGTGACGACCAACGACAAGCTGGTGGTCGGCGGCAAGGAATTCGCCATCAGGAACCCGATGAAGCGCGTCGTCGCCGGCACGCTGATCGCCCTCGAAATCCACGCGGCGGGCTGAGATGACGACTGCCAGCGAAGCCATCGCGGCGATCCGCGCGGCAATCGAGGCCAATGTCCCGGTGCATCCGGTGACGAACGCTGCGCTGCCGCTCGGGTGGCTCGGCGAAGCCGCGTTGGTGCTGCCTAATGAGCCGTCGCCGTTCGTCTATACCGTGTTCGATGCCGCGCCGAGCGACGTGATCGAAATCGGCGGCGGGCGCGGCGCCAACCGTCACCGCAATTTCGGCGCCGCGCAGATCCTGATCTTCGTGCCGGTCGGCTGGGGGCTGCAATACGCGACGGATTATGCCGAAGGCTTCGCCGCGGTGTTTCGGTCGTATCGGCAGGATGGTGTTACCAGTGACCGCGTCACCGTCTATCCCGGCGGCGCCGGCTCGGCCCTCTCGGTACCGGGTCTGTCCAGTGAAGTCGCGAACTACTTCTGGTCCGCCTGCGACGTCGAGTTTTATCACGACCTGATCGGCTGAGCCGACATCACCCAAAGGAGCACCTGCCATGGCCGGTCTTGCCGAAGCCGTATCCGAACGCCTGATCTACAAGCTTTATGCCGACGCTGCGATCGATGCCACGACCGAGCTCGTCACGTCGGTTGCGCCCGGTGCCAGCGGCGGGCAGTCGCTGCGGCATGTCTCGCACAATCTGTCGCTGAGCAAGGACAGCTATCGGCCGAACGAGAAGCGCGACGACGTGCAACAGCCGATGGGCAAGCACGGCAGCCGCTCGGTCGCCGGCACCATCAATGGCTTCCTGTCGCCCGGCACCCACCAGGATCTGTTCGCTGCGGTCATGCGCAGCGACTGGACTACCCCGGTCGAGCTTGACGAAACCGACCTCACCAGCGTCGCCTTCGACGCCACGGCCAAGACGGCGACGTTCGGTGGCGGCGATCCCGTCGCGCTCGGGATGCGGGTCGGCCGGATCTACAGATTCGCCAATCTGGCGACGGCCGACAACAACGACAAGAATTTCATCGTGCTGGGCTTCTCCGGTGGGTCCAACCGCGTGGTCTCGATCTTCCCGGCGCCGACAACCGAGACTGCCGATACCGGCTTCACCGTGACCGAGGCTGGCGCCTCTGCGATCAATCCGCCGACCAAGGCCGACCGCACCGAGTACAAGGTCGCCTTCGAGGCCAACAACCCGGACATCGACCTGTCGAAGCTGTTCACCGAAGCCAAGATCACCGGCTTCGATCTGTCGATCGGCGTGAATGCCAATGTTGGCCTGAACTTCTCGGTGCTGGGGCGCAACCGCAAGGTGCTGTCCGGATCGTCCGCTCCGTTCTTCACATCGCCGGCCGCCCAGACCACGACCGACATTCCGACAGCGATGCAGGGCTTGCTGATGTCCGGCGGTAGCGTCCTGGGCGTTGCCACCAGCTTGAGCATCAAGGTCGACCTCGGCGCCGAAGCCGCCAAGGCAATGAACTCCGAGGGCTTGATCGCCGGCATCATGCTCGGGGATTTCGTCTGCAGCGGAGACTTCACCGTGTTTCTGCAGGACGACACGTTCCTCAGCGCCTTCGACAATGAAACCGAGCTGGCGCTGCTGGCCTATCTGCCGTCGACCAATGCGGCCGATGCCCCGGCGAACGCGTTCTATCTGCCGCGGATCAAGATCAATTCAAACAGCGAATCCGACACCAACAAGGCCAAGGCGATCCAGTGTTCGTTCGAAGCCGGCCGCTATGTCGGAACCGCTCCGGGCGTCGAGTCCACGACGCTGCAGATCACGGATACCCAAATCGCCTGATACTGATCCCCGCCGCTACGGGGAAACCCGCTCGGCTCGCGCCGGGTGATTGCGCAATCGAGCCGGGGGCGCTGGCGGGCGTCTCCGGTTCACCTCCGCCAAGGAAACATACCATGAGCAAATTCGGAAATCTCGCCGCCAACGTCTCGGAGGCATTTCGCGTGCCGATCATCGACGCGCTGACCGACGAGGTGCTGCGCGACAAGGACGGCCGCGAAGCCTACATCGAGGTGCTGGCCGCCGACAGCGTCGAGGGCCGCGCCTTCGATCGCGAGCGGACGCAGGTCTATCGCAAGAAGGCTGCGCGCACCCGCGGCGGCGTGCCGGACGTCGATCAGTTCGAGGAAAACGCCGCCAAGTGCGCTGCGCTCACCAAGGGCTGGTATCTGGTCGATCCGATCACCAAGGAGCCGATCGACGTTGCCTGCAACCGTCAGAATGCGCTGGAGCTCTACACCGAGCCCGGGATGCACTGGCTGTTCGTGCAGCCCTGGGTGGCGGCGAACGACGCGGCAAATTTTATCAAGAGCTCGTCGAAGGCCTCCACGCCTTTGCCGAGCACCAGTTTCGGTCCGGGCGGCGCCTGAAGGACGGCGCATCCGCTGGCGAACACGAAGAACTGGCCGCCGAAATCTTCGCGGCGGCCGGCATCGCGCCGGCGGCACCTATTGCCGAACCGGGACCCGAATGCCCAGCGGCGTTGGCCTACCTCTGGGAGTGGTTTTGCGAATTGGCGTCTGGCCTGTCGTCCAACGGTTTCGGGCCGACCGTGGTGACGTGGGAGGCCCTGCAGGCCTGGTCTTCGTTCATGCGGGTGGTGCTGGAGCCCTGGGAGGCGAAGGCGCTTATCGACCTCGGCGCTAGTCGCGCAGCTATCATGTCGGAAGACGAGAACGGCGGCGATGGCGGTAAAGGCAAAGATCGATAGCATCGAGCGCGACGTTCAACTGATCGTCAGTGAGATGCTGTCGCCGGAAGCGCAGGGTCGCGAGATTGCGGCCTATGCGTCCGGTGAGATTGCTAAGACCGACAACATTAACCGCAGCATCCTTGGCCGCGTCCCGCCGCGGCGGACATGGGTCAACGGCAGCGAGGGCGCCGCGCTCGATACCATCCGGCCAGGCGGCGCGATCGTCACCGAATGGGAGATCGTCACCGATCTGCTCGAATGGTTCGCGAGGACTCTGATCGAGCGCTCGCCGCGCGTGACCGGCGACTATATCCGCGGCCATACGCTGTTCGCAGATGGCGTTGAGGTGCCGCGCGGAGCCGAGATTCCGGCGGGGGCAACTGAGTTCGTCTTCATCAATTTGGTTCCGTATGTCCGCAGGATTGAGGTCGGGAAAACCGATAGCGGTCGCGACTTCGTCATTCAGGTGCCAAACCGGATCTACGAGCGGACCTACAAGGACGGCAAGGCGCGGTTCGGCAATCAGGCAAAGATCACCTTCGGCTACGAGACGCAGATCGGCGCCTATCGCCTGAAGTTCGATCAGAAGCACCGCACCTGGAACAAGGGGCGCGGCCACTTCAACTATCGCAAGCGGCAGAGCCCAGATCGCGTCGCCGGATCAACCGTGAACGCGCCAGCAATTCGAATTTCGTTGAAGGACTTCTGATGGCAGTCACGGCACAAGAAGCTGTTCGGCGCCTCCGCATCGAGGCGACGTCGACCGGCGTCAAGGAAGCGACCGCCGATCTCAACACCCTCGCGAAAGCGCAGGGCGGGGTCGCCGTGTCCTCGGACGAGGCCAGCCGCGCTACGCTGTCACTGGAGAAGCGTTTCGACTCGATCGAGCGCCGCTACAACGCAACCATCCGCGCGCAGCAGGAATACGACAAGGTCCAGCGCCAGGTGAATGCGGCCGTGCAGCAGAACCCTGCGCTGCAAGACCGGGCGAACGCAGTCCTGGCTGCCGCGCGCGATCGGCTCAACCAGGTCACCGGCGCCGCCAACGACAACGCGACGGCGACGGGTCTCGCGCGTCACGAACTGATCAATCTCGGGCGCCAGGCACAGGACGTTGCGGTGTCGCTGGCCGGCGGGCAGTCGCCCTTTACGGTGTTGTTCCAGCAGGGCTCACAGATCGGCGACGTGTTCACGTCCAGCAAAGGGACGATCTCCGGCTTCTTCGGTCAGGTGACAGGTGCGCTCGGTAGCTTCCTGACGGTTGGTCGCCTGGCATTCGGTGGCGTGACGCTTCTGATTGGTGGGGCGGTGTCTGCGCTGTTCAGTTACCTCGACGCGCAGCAGAAGGTGAACCTCGCCCTGACAGGCATGGGGCGCGGGTCTGGTCTCACGGCTGCGAATGTCAACGCGGCTGCGAGCGCGGGATCGAGTCTGGGTTTCTCAGTCTCTGATGCTCGGGAGTTGGCGTCAGCACTGGCGGCGACCGGCAAAGTCGCAAACGACAATCTGCTGCCGATCGTGAAGATCGGGAAGGATTTTGCGACCACCTTCGGCGTCGACGCCGTTGAAGCCAACAAGATGCTGTCGCAATCATTTGCCGACCCCGTGAGGGGCGCAGAACAGCTCAACGAGCGTCTCGGCTTCATGGATGCCGCGATGCAGCGTCAGATCGCCAGTTTAGTTGCGCAAAACAGGCTCTACGATGCCCAAAAGGTGTTGCTGGCTGGCGTTGAATCCTCGCTTGCGAAGACGGCAGACGTTACCAGCGTTTGGTCGCAAGTGTGGGGCGGTTTGAAATCTACTGCCTCGAATGCGCTCGACACCGTAGGCGAGAAATTGGCTCACATTTTCGGCCTTGATCTATCTCTGCAGCAGCAGAAGGATCGGCTGGAAAAGGAACTCGCGAGCTACGACTCGACGCTCGGCAAGATTTTCGGCACCCAGGCCGACCGTGAAATCGTCATCAAGCAACTTGACGAGATCAACAGGCGGCTTGAGGTGCAGCGTCAGGCTACACAGAACGTCGCTGCGGCACAGGCGTCGCTTCGTACCCAACAAACCGTAATGGCGCAGCTTCCGGAGGTGGCGCAGCGCCAGACGCTCGCGGACCAGGCGTCCGTCGCCGGCGCCGTATCCGAAGATCCGTCGCTGCAGAAGTCGCTAGGGATCAGCCAACAGCAGGCGGACCGTGTTCGCGCTATCCTTGATCAGGTCAAGCGTGACTACAAAACCACCTTCGAGGAAATCCAGGCCAATTCGAAAATTGCCGTCGACGCCGTCACCGCGTTCTCCCCGGCCGCCAAGGCGATGATCGCGGCGCGGCAGGCGACCGAACAATATCGCGCGGCCGGCGGTATCGATCCGGCCGAGAAAGCGCGGATCGCGCAGGACGCCTACAATCTGTCGCTGAGGCAGAGCGGAACGGCGCTGTCCGAGGCGGCCCGCGCGCGGGAGCTATCCGCGACCCAGTCGGTTGCGTCGGCGCAGCTTGAAATCTACATGATCGGCAAATCGATCGGTCAGCAGGTTGAGATGCGGGCCAACCTGCAGGCGCGGCAGGCGTTGGAGCAGCAGGCATCTCAGAACCGCACGGCATTCGATACCGCAGAATACGAACGGCTGAAGCTGATCAATGCGGAGTACGCCAAAAAGGTGCAGGTTGCGGCCGAGAAAAGCCTGAAGGTCGATATCGAATTCACCGCGAATACGACGTTTCTATCTGATGCCGACAAGCAGATCGCATCGATCCTTCGTCAGACCTATGGGAATGACAAATGGCAATCGATGATGGACGGGCCGATCGCGGGGGCGATGCGGTTCAACACCATGCTGGCGGAGGTCAATTCGACGATCCGCAGTTCGGCGGCGTCGTTCGCTAACGACTTCGTCTCCGGCATCATGTCGGGCAAGAGCGCGATGGAATCGCTGCAGGGCGCGGCGACGTCGCTCGGCAAGTCGCTCACCACGGCCGGCATCAACAACATCATCAAGGATCCGACCAGTATCACTGGCTATGTCGAGGCCGGCATCGGCATCCTCGCGCAGATGTTCGGCGGAGCCGACGCGAGCAAGAAGAAGCTCGAAGCCGCGCAGAAGGTCTGGAAGGAAGCCGGTCCGGCGTTTCAGCAATTCCTCACCGAGATGTCCGGCGGCGTGCAGGGCGATCTGATGAACAAGATCGCATCGGCGCGTGCGAGTGCGGAGACCCTTGGGCAGAAGGCCTGGGATGCCGGCGACTACTCAGCCGTCAATCGCATCGTCACGGCGTATCAGCAGATGTACCACAAGGCCGCACAGAACTTCGTCGCGACCATGGGGGCGACATTGCAGGGGCTGTCCGATGGCCTCGGAGCGGACTCGCCGTTCCTGAAAGCCGTGCAGACCGTCAAGGATCAGCTCACATCGGTGCAGTCGTTCGTCGATGACGTTCGCACCTCGAGCGGACTTCTGAGCGGCGCGCTCTCGGAAGACACCCTGATGCTGACCAACAACGCGGCTGCGATCGCCTACATGAACGGTGAGATCGCCAAGGCACAGGATGCCGCAAAAACCTATCTGCTGTCGCTACTTGAGCCGGCGCCGCAACTGTCCGAAGTCGCCACCAAGATGCTCGATATTCAGGGTCGGGCAGCCGCGCTGCAGGGCGCGCTCGAACAGCTCGGAATGTCGAGCGCTGATGCAGCGAAATCGATCTCAGAGGGGGTGCAGAAGGCGATCGACGATCTGCGCAAGTCGTTCGATGAAGGCCTGACCTCGCGCCTCAATACCGCGCAGGGAAAAGGCTATCTCAACGACACAGCGACACTGATCGCGCAGCACCAGCAGGACATTGCCGACGCGGCCCGGCTCGGGCTCGACATGACGCTGGTCAACACCGTATTCGCCGCGGAGGCCCAGAAGATCGTCGAGGATGCCGGCCTGGTCGGGGACTCCTTCAACGAATTTACCACCATCTTCCCGGACCTTGCCGGGGTCGTTACGCAGTCGACGACTGAAATTCAGAAGGCCGCAGAGGAGCTGCAGACCTTCGTCACTAGCGTCGCCAAGACCATCAAGGCCTATCTCGAAGGCCTCAAGACCGGCGCCAGTTCGACGCTGTCGCCGCAGCAGCAGCTTGCGGCTGCGCAGTCGAATTTCTCGGCGCAACTTGCGCTGGCGCAGGGTGGCAATCGCGACGCGCTGAGCGGTATCACGGCGGTCGCGCAGACACTGTTGGATCAGGCCAAGAGCTTCTACGCGTCGTCGGGCGGCTATGCGTCGATCTACGATCAGGTGACGTCGGCGCTGCAGGGCCTCGGCAGCGGAATCACCGCCGGCACGGTCGCCAGCGCTGATGCGCAAGCGATCGTCGCGGCGGTCAATACGGCCAGCGCGTCGAACGACAATCTCACCGCGCAGCAGCTCAACATCCTGCAGGCGCAAACCGCGTTGCAGCAGTCGCAGACCGCGCTGCTCGGCGCCATCAACAGCCTGACGGCGTCCGGCAACGGCACCGCCGATCGCATCATCAACGCGATCAACGGGCTCGGCGACATCACCGCGCAGATCGGGTCGCAGGAATGCACCTATCTGTTCCAGATCATGCGTAACGGCAGCGGCGGGAGCGGCGGCGGCACTCTGTGGGACTGGCTCGGCTTCGCGCAGGGCGGTCGCATCCCGGCCTATGCGGACGGCGGCGTGATCGCCAACGGCATCTACGGCGTCGACAGCGTGATGGCGCGGTTGCCGAACGGCCGGCCGATAGGTCTCGCCGGCGGCGAGTTTATGACGCAAGCGCCGTCGGTCAACGCCATGACACTTCCGGTGCTCGACTACATCAACCGGACGGGTCGCGCACCGGCGAACGGCAACGGCGACGGATCCACCCGGGAGGCGATCCGCGCGCTCGCGGGCTGGAACCGCGCCGATGCGGACCGTGTGATCGCTAAGCTCGATCAGGTGCTGGGCGCGCTCGAAACCGCCCCCGCAAAAACCGCCGATGCGACCCGCAGGCTTGTCGCTTCCGCGAAGCCCCGCGCAGCATAGGGATCACAAATGTCCGGATTGTCGCTCTACGCCCACAAGATCGTCGGCGATCAGATCATCGCGCTCGGCCGCTGGATGTCGCTGCACACCGCGGACCCGACCGATTCCGGGTCTGACGCCAGCGAGGTCTCGACCGTCGGCACCAACTACGCGCGGCTCGACATGGCCGGGAAGATGTCGCCGTTCGATCTGTTCAGCGGCTTGTCGACGCTGATCGACAATGTCGATATCGGCCCGCCGCCGCTCGGGGTGGATTGGGGTCTGATCACCCATGCGGGATTCTGGGACGCTGAGACCAGCGGCAACATGATCATGAGCGGCCCGCTGTCGACCGCGCAGGACATTCCGTCGGGCCGGCAATTCCAGCTGCTGCCTGGGCAGTTCACCATCGGCAAGACGCCGACCTCGTAACACGCATTCCCATGCCCGCGGCGGGCTGTCGTCGCATCACCCTCGCAACTACCAGGAGAACGACCCATGTCCGGCTACGCGGCATCGAACCTGCTCGGCGGCACCCAGCAGGCCCTCACCACCACCTTCAAGACCCTGCTCGCCGTGATGGCGTCGAGCGGCACCTCGCTCCAGCGCGGCAAGATCGTCGAGTTCACCTTCGGCACCGACGGCACCCCGGCCGACCAGGCGATGACCTTCGACGTCTCGCGGATCAGCGCCGACGGCACCGCGACGACGATCACGCCGAACAAGCTCGACCCTGCTGACGGCGCCTTCCTTGGCGCGGCGACCGCGAACCACACCGCCGAGCCGACCGTGACGGCGAACAGCCGCGTCGGCGGCTGGGCGGCGAACCAGCGCGCCACCAATCGCTGGGTCGCGTTCCCGGGGCAGGAGCTGGTCTATCCGGCCACCAACCTCGCGGGCTTTGCCTTCCGCGCCAAGTCGCCGGGCTACACCGGCACCGGCGTCTGCGAAGCCATCATCGCCAACCCGTAAGGCGTCCGATGCGCAAGCCCGGCGGGATCATGATCTGCACGTCGGACACCGGCGTGCAGGAGCGGGACACGTTCACCTGCTTTCACTGCAATTCCATCGTCGTGGTGCCGCCGAAGCGTGAGGCGTTCGTGATGGGCTACTGCCGGTGTTGCGACAAGCCGGTGTGCGCGGCCTGCGAAGGGCAGGGCGCGTGCGTCCCGTTCGAGGAACGCCTGCGTCGCGCCGAGGCGAGCTACCACGCACGGCGTTCCTATGGCGTCTGAGGGCTGATCGATGTTCGGCGGGCACAGCTTCGGCGGCGGCGCGTTCGGCGACCTCGGCAACGAGATCGCCGTCGAGCGTCCGATCTTTGCCGATTCCTGGCATCCGCCGATGCAGCGCCCGTCGTTCCATCGGGTGCGGCAGGCCGCCGTGATCGCGGCGGTGGCGTGGTCGGCCTTCACGGTCGATGCCGGGCTCTTGACCCGCGCCGAAGCCACGACCGCCGACCGCTGGTTCAAGCCGTTCTCCGAGCCGGTGCGCTTTGCCCGCGCGCTGCCGACCCGGTCGCAGCAATTCGCCGCCTTCGTTCAGGCGGCGCCGTTCGCCGAAGTCGTCAGCACCGACAAATGGCTGCCGCCGCTGCAGCAGCCGGTGCGGTTTCCGCGCCAGTTGCCGGCGGCCGATCAGCAGTTCGCCGCCTTCGTGCAGGCCGGCCCGTTCGCCGAGACCCCGGGCGCCGACAAATGGTCGCCGCCGCTGCAACAGCCGGTGCGGTTCGCCCGGCAACTTCCGACCTATCGGCAGCAGTTCGCAGCCTTCGTCCAGGCCGCGCCGTTCGCCGAGACGATCACCGCCGATCGCTGGATTCCGCCGCTCCAGATCCCGGTCAAATTCCCGCGCGCGCTGCCGACCGCCAAGCAGCAGTTCGCCGCCTTCGTCCAGTTCGCGCCGTTCGCCGAGGCCGTCACCGCCGATCGCTGGCACCCGCCGATGCAGGGGCCGGTGCGGTTTCCGCGCCAGCTGCTGGCCGCGCATCATGCCTTCAATATCAGGACGACGTTCGACACCTTCTGGGTGCCGCCGCTGCAGATCCCGGTCAAGTTTCCCCGGGCGCTGCCGACCGGCAAGCAGCAGTTTCAGGCCTTCGTCCAGTTTCCGCCATTTGCCGAGGTACCTGGTGCGGACAAATGGCATCCGCCGATGCAGCAGCCGGTGCGCTTCCCGCGCGCGCTGCTCGCCGCGCATCACGATTTCTCGCTGTTCGTCGACAAGCCGGTGCCGCTCGCGGAGGGCCTGCTGTCGATCACCTTCGGCTTCGTCCTGACGATGGCGCCGACCACCAACGATGAGCGCGCATTGAGCGACGCCAAGGCCCGCTACGCCTATTCGGTGACGATCGCGCCGTGGCTGCTGTCGGACCGCGGGAGCTGAGACGATGTTTGGCGGCCATGCCTTCGGCGACGCGGCGTTCTCGGACAAGCGCGGCACCACGATCAACCTGTTCTTCGGATTCGGGTTGTCGATCGACTTCGCCTATCGGATCCGGGTCGCGACCGCCGAGCTGATCGATCCGGAGACGCTGCAGCCTTATGCCGACACGCTCGACGAGGCGCTCGACTTCACCTGGTCGCTGCCGCTGACCGGCGGCTTCATCACCGGCCGCGGCTCGACGGTGCTGGGCAATCTCGATGGCCGCTACGATACGCTGACCCAGCGCTACACCACGGACGCGCAGCCGATCGAGATCCGGCTCGGCGCGGTCGGCCTGCCGCAATCGGCTTGGCCGGTCGTGCTCAAGGGGTTGTCGTCCGGCGAGTTCATCGACGACGCCAAGTTCGAGATCAGCGTCGAGGACAACGCCTACAAGCTCGACGTGCCGGCACAGGCCGCGGTCTATTCCGGCGCCGGCGGGCTCGACGGCAATGCCGACCTGGCCGGCAAACCGTTGCCCTTGTGTTTCGGCTGGGTGCTCAATGTCGCGCCGCCTTTGGTGGTGCCGAACGAACTGCTCTACCAGGTTCATGACGGCGCCGTGCAGGCGATCACCGCCGTCTATGACCAGGGCGTGCTGCTGACCGCGGGAGCGGACTACGCCACGGCGGCTGCGCTGCGGGCAGCGACGATCGCGGCCGGCTCCTATGCGACCTGTTTGGCGCAAGGCTATTTCCGGCTCAATTCGGTGCCGAACGGAGCCGTCACCGCCGACCTGCAGGGCGACGTCAGCGATGGCGATTTTGCCGAAACGACCGTCGACATCATCCGCGCGCTGATCGGCCGCGCCACCGAGGTCGCCGACCCGGGGGACTTCTATCTGCCCGCACTGGACGCGCTGGACCGCATTCAGCCGGCGCCGGTCGGGATCTATATCGGCCATGACGAGACGCCGAGTGTCGCGGACATTGTCGGCCGCCTGATCACCGCGATCGGCGCTTTCGCGGGCTTCCGCCACGACGGCAAGTTCTATGTCGGGCGCATCGATCTTCCGGAAGGCCCGCCGGTCAAGCGCTTCGACAAGTACAATTTCGATCCCAATCCTCAGAAGCAAAAGCTGCCGGACGGGGTCTGGCCGCCGCCAGCGAAATGGCTGATCGGCTATCGCAAGAACTACACGGTGATGACCGATCCGGCCGGCGCCGTCAGCGACGATCGCCGCAGCTTTCTCGCCGCCGAATATCGCTACGCCACGGCGGAGGCGCCTTCGGTGCGGCTCGATCATCCGTTCGGCAAGGATCCGGACCCGGTGCCGGGCTTCTTTCGCGACAAGACCGATGCGGATGCGGAGGCGACGCGCCGGCTGGCGCTGTGGCGCCGCTCGCTCGGCAGCTACGCATTCGGCGTTTCGGACCGCGACGCGGTGTTGTTCAACGCCGGCGATCAGGTGTTCGTGCGGCATACGCGCGGCGATCTCACCGTGGGGCGCTACATGATGATCTTCGACAAGCAGCTCAAGGCCAGCACGCAATCGGCCACCATCAAGGCGTTCGGCTGATGGCTGGCGCGCGGATCGGCTATCTCAACAAGGCGGATGGTGCGACGCTGATAGCGTCCTCGCAGGTGCTGCTGGCGCCGGTGCTGCGGCTGCAGGATCCGCATGTCGGCGTGGTCTGGCAGAGCCTCTCGGGCGCGGACTGGTTCGTCGCCGACCTCGGCACCGAACAGCCGATCGACGGCGTCCGGCTGATGGGGCTCACCGCCGCGACCGCGCGGGTGCGTTACTCGAATGCGGGACCGTCCGCCGGCGACGTCGCCGACAGCGGCGTCCGGGCGGTGGACCAGCGCTTTCTCACCTTCACGGATCTGCGCAGCGTCAGCGCGCGCTATGTCCGCGTCGATCTCACCAGCCCCTCGGTGTGCCGGGCCGGGCGGCTGTTCATCGGCGAGCTGCACGGCTTCGGCATCAACTTTTCCTGGGGCTGGTCGCGCAAATGGATCGACCCCAGCGACCGCAAGAAGACCGAAGGCGGCCAGACCCGGATCAATCGCCGCGAGAAATATCGCGCCTTCGCGGTGAGCTTCGAATTCCTGTCGGACGCCGAGGCCTCGGGCTTCACCGACGACATCGACCGCATCAACGGCCTCACCGACGACGTGCTGCTGATCGCCGACCCGGACAGCGCCGACATCGAGCGGGACTCGATCTGGGGCCTGATGACGGACCTCTCGCCCGTTGCCCAGCAGTTCGTCGACCGCTGGACCAAATCCCTTTCGATCGAACAGAGGCTCTGACCCATGGCTGCGCTCAAATTCGCCGACCGCGTCGCGGAATCCACCATCACGACCGGCCTCGGCGACATCGGTCTCGCCGGCGCGATCGACACCGATCACGCCACCTTCGGCAGCCAGTTCGCCAATGCAGACCTGATGCCGGTGACGGTGTTCGGCGGCGGCAAGTGGATGACCTTCATCGGCCAGTACAATTCCGGCGCCAACAGCCTGACGCGGGTGGCGTTCCGGGATAGTTCGACCGGCACCAATCTCAGCCTGTCCGGCACCATGACGGTGCTGTGCGGCTGGGGCGCGGCCGACGCCGCCGCGGCGCTCAACATCTATCAGGATACGATGGGCGTCGTGCAGGCGCCCGGCAGCGCCGCCGATATCGCTGCCGCGATGACGACGCTCGGCTTCACCGCCACCGGCAAGGCGCTGGCGACGGTCGCTGATGCCGCAGCGGCGCGCAGCGCGATCGGGCTCGGCGAGTTCGGCTTCGTCAATCGCATCATCAATCCGTGCGGGTCTATTGCTCCGGTGACGCCTGGATCAATTTCAGATGGCGCCATGTCGGCGATGACCTCGTGGATTGCGTTATCGCAATCTAACCCGGTGACAGAGGCCGTCTCACCATCTGCCGGCCCTGGCATCCACTATATGATGATGCAAACTCAATCGAATGCCTCTGCGCAGCGCCACGGGCGCGGACAGTGGATCGAATTTGAGAATGTCATCGACCTTCGCGGGCAATCCGTCACGCTATCTGCACTGGTAGCCCATTCGTCAAGCACCACGATTCGCTACGCCATTCTCGAATGGACCGGCACCGCCGATGCTCCTACCCGAGACGTTGTGAATGATTGGACTTCTGGGACGTTCACAACGGGTAATTTCTTCAAGTCAGCCAGTTTGGCTGTGGTGGCAACCGGATCTCTCTCGGCAACATCAGCACTCACGCGCATTTCGCTATCCGGCAGTGTTTCGACGTCGATGAACAATCTCGGGGTGTTCTTCTGGACTGACGCCACGCAGGCGCAGAGCACGGCCTTGTACCTCACCGAAGTGCAGTTGGAGCGCGGCGCCATCATGAGCCCGTTCGCTCGCCGAAGCATTCAGGACGAGATCGCGCTGTGCTCGCGCTATGACCGTGTCATCGACGGGCCGCCGCTGATCGGCGTCGTGCAATCCGGCTTCGGCCCAGATCGCATGCAAATGGCGATCTCGCCGCGGATGTTCAAGGCACCGACCGTCAGTGTGTTGACCCCGATCACTATCAAGGACGGGGCATCATCATCTGGGACGATTACCGGCGTCACTGCTAACTTTTCGACCAAGATGGCCGTCAACATTTACCCCACTAGTAGCGGGACGTTTCCAACTGCTGGCGTCCCGCTTGTCTCGCTCGGCGACGGTTCGATCAAGCTCGACGCCAACATCGGCGTGTAACAACCGTCGCGCCCGCGCGCGGCTCTGCCTGCCTCTCATCAGCGATGGAGACCACCATGCCGATCAAGCTCACGGCCGCCGACTGGCGGGCGATATTTCCGCGCGCGCAAAAGGAGGCCTGACCATGGGCTGGCGTCTGGCAAAGAGCCTCGAACAGTTGCGTTCCCAGGTAAATGCGCAGTGGCCGAACCGCAGCAAGAGCAGCGATGGATCGATCGGCGACGAAGGCCATTCGTCGCGGACTTCGGATCACAACCCGGATCCGGGCGGCGTGGTGAGGGCGATCGACATCACCCATGATCCGAAGAACGGCTTTGACAGCTATGCCTTCGCCGACATGCTGCTGCGGCGGCAGGACAAGCGGCTGAAATACGTCATCTCCAATCGGCGCATCGGCTCCGGCCCGGCCGGGCCGCAACCCGGCGTCTGGCGCAAATACACCGGCTCCAACCCGCACGACCATCACGTCCACATCTCGGCCGTGGCCGGCACCGGCGGGGATTCGACGGCCGCTTGGTCGATCGACATGGTGCCTGGCGCGATGCCTCCCGCCTTCCTGATGGCGCCGGCTGCCCCGGTGACGCTGCGCAAGGGCAGCACCGGCGCCGCGGTACGCGATCTACAGGAACGGCTCGGATTGACCGTCGACGGCATCTTCGGCGACGGCACCGAACACGCGGTCAAGGCTGCCCAGATCAAGGCCAAGATCGTTGCGGACGGCATCGTTGGGCCGCAGACGTGGAAGATCATCCCGCCGAAAAAGCCGGTGATGACCACGGCCGACAGCGCCAAGGCGGTCGGCGTGGCATCGGTCGCCGCGGCAACTGCGACAGGCGTGCAGCAGGGCTGGGGCTTCGGCACGTGGGCGATGCTGCTGGCGGCCGTGATGGTGGCGGCGGCGTTGATTGCCGGCGGCGTCTGGTGGTGGCGTCGGCGGCAAACGGCCTCGGCGCGGGCCGCAGCCGAGGCTGCAGCGCTTGCGGCGGTCGATGCGGCTGTGACGATCCCGGTGCGGCCGAAGGCCGCCAGGAAGCCCCGCAAGGCGAAAGCCAAGGCGAAGGCGCCGACCAAGCGCAAATCTCCCCAGCGAAAGGCGGCCTGAAATGGCGATCGACCTTGGACGATACAGCTGGCTGGCGTCGACGGCGCTCGACTTCGGCCTGCCGGTGCTCGGCACCGCGCTCGGCGTCCCGGGCCCGGTGTCGCAATTCGCGATCGACGCCATCAAGCGGGCGCTCGGGCTGTCGAAATCGGCGTCGCCGGAAGACGTCAACAACGCGGTCGCGGCCAATCCGGATCTGGCCAAGGCGCAACTGTCGGCGGCCGAATCCGAGGTGTCGGACAAGTACGCCTATCTGACGCGACTTGCCGAGGTGCAGGCGGACGTCGCCAAGACGCAGCTCGAGCAAGTCAACGAGACGATCCGCTCGGAGGTTGCGGCGACGCCGAACGGCTGGTGGGGGCACTGGCGGACATGGATGGCCTACGAGCTCGCGCTCGAATGCCCGTTCTGGTTCGCACTAATCGTGTGGTGCATCCTCAAAGGCCAGGCAAGCGATCTCCTTGCGGCGCAGGCCGTGCTCACCGTGTGGTGGGGCGCGCGCTTCGGCGTGCTCGGCGTCCACGTCTGGACCGGCAGCAATGAGCGCCAGACGGCGATCACCGGGCAGCCGGTCACCAGCGTTCTCGGTAGCGTCGCTGCGGTCGTGAAGAAGAAGTAGCAACGCTAACCGTCGGGACATCGGAAATGGAATCTGGCTTGTGGCAGGTGGTCGGCGGCATCGTCGGGCTGATTGTTCTTTCTCTCACCTTCGCGGGGTTCTGGATGAGCATCGCCAAGCAGATCGCAGAAGCCAAATCCGAAGCCGAATTGGCCAAGAGCGCGGCTGCCACAGCGAGCGACGAAGCCAAGAGTTCTGGCCTTCGCGCGGTCCAGGCCAATCTCAAGATCGATACGCTGGGATCGGAGCTGTCGAATTTCAAGGAATATGCCGCACGGGAATATGTCGACCGTGATCGGCTAAGAGAATCAACCGAACACCACGACACGCAATATTCCGCCCTGAAAGAGGATCTCCGCGGCATCACTGCGCGGCTCGACAAATTGCTCGAACGCGGCTTCCCGCCGATCGGCGCCTAGCCCTTCCCAACATTCAACGAGGCCACTATGACCCGCGACCACCGGGCGGCGCTTCGCCGCGCGCATCTGCTTGCCTTGATCATCGCCGCCGCATGTCTCGTGCTCGCCAGCGACGCGCGCGCCGAAACCTGCATCGCCAGCCAGTACGGCGTCGGCGACGGCTATCACGGCCGCCGCACCGCCTCTGGCGAGCGCTTCAACACCCACGCGACCAGCCCCTACACTCTGGCGCACCGCAGCCGGGCGTTCGGCTCGTTCGTCACCGTCACCAACCTCGCCAACGGCCGGAGCATCCGAGCGAAGGTTTCGGATCGCGGCCCGTTCGTCCGTGGCCGCTGCGTCGACCTCGGCCGCGCCGGCGCCAACGCGATCGGCATGGGCGGCACGGCGCGGGTGAGGGTGGAATGAGCAAAGTCAGCGCAGTTCTGCGGCTCACCGATCGCGGCTACGCACATTGGTGCCCCGACTGCGGTGAGATGCACACGATCTTCGAAAACTGGTCATTCGATGGCAACGTCGACGCGCCGACGTTCAATCCGAGCATCAAGATCAGCGCGAAACTGACGATCAAGGATGCCCGCGGCAAGTGGACCGGAGAATGGGCGCGGGATGCCGCTGGCAAAGCGATCGATTCCTGCTGCCACTATCATCTGTGGGGCGGTATGTTGCATTTCTGCAGCGACAGCACCCATGCGCTCGCCGGCCGCACCGTGCCGCTCCCGGAGCTGCCAGAATGACCGGCTCCGCTGCCACGGCGGCCGGCTGTGCACTGTCGGTGCAGGCCGGCGCATTTATCGCCCGTGCCGCCGATCCCGCACCCGAACTTCCGCCGTTCGATTGTGCGCTGGTCCGCTCCTACGTCGCCCACGAGGTGGCGGCGCTGGCGTGGGCGGTGCGCAACGGCTTCACCGCCGCCCAGATCGCGGCGGCGCGGCGGTGCCTACGGTAGATCGCCATCATGCGCGACATCGGCCGCGTGGCGGCGGCCGGCCGGCTCGATGCCATTTGTTGCCCGTCATTCCTCTGGTAACACGCCCTGTGCAAGGCGTACGCGGGCATAATCGAGCGCCCTTCGAATTCCATCGTGAAGAGAGATCGAGGGTTCCCAGCCAAGAACGCTCTTCATCTCGGTCGGATCGCAGAACCGAGCAGCAACTCCAACCGGTCTATCGATCTTACCGCGAATCTCTGCATCATAATTTTCGATTTCGACCATAAGCCGAGCGAGTTCAAGAAACGTGACCGGCTTCCCATAGCCGATATTTACGGCACTTCCGTCAGAGATTTTGCGGCAGGCCAGGACGCAAGCCTGAACTGCATCGTCGATGTGGACGAAATCGCGGCTCTGCTTTCCATCACCCCAAACAATGACGGGGTTTCGGTGAGCGGCCACGCGTAGTGCGATGGCGGGGAACGGATACACCGGCGCCTGATCCTCCCCATAGCCCGAGAAGGGGCGCACGACCGCAACGCTCAAGCCGTACTTGTTAACAGCAATTTGCGAAAGATACTCACCCGTCAATTTACTCCAGCCATATGTATAGTCTGGCTTTCCGAGGATATCGCCAAAATCGATCATAGTCTCCTTGAGGGCGACTGCGGACGCATGAGTTTGTCGGTGTATCGGGTATGCGGCCGAGGATGATGCGTAAAGGATTCGGCCTGGCCGCGATATTTTGGCAGCCCAAAGAAAGAACGCGGCATCGATCGCGAGATCAATCCCAACGGATAGGGGGTCGTTGTCGATCACGTTGCGGCCACCCACAACAGAAGCAAGGTGATACACCTCGTCGAAGTAGGGGAGTTTCGGCAATCCCAAATCCGGCACTCGATTCAACTCGGAGAGTGTCACGGCCATAAAATCAGCGCGTACGAAGTAGATCTTATTTGAAAATCCTTCGAGAGATATCGAGCTCACGCCTTCGACTTCGTCGCAGCCCAGCACTTTCGGGATTTCCCAATCCGCCGGTGCTAATCCCGTTGAAAGATCGTCAACGATCCAGATTTCGTTCAGAGGTTCCTGGCAGAGAAGGTTCAGCAGATGCCGTCCGACAAAGCCGCAGCCGCCGGTGACGAGTATTCGTTTTGTGGTCATTAGTTTGCCTTAGGGTGAGCAAGCACTAACTTAAGGTTCGGATTCATGTAGGAAATTGCTGTTGATACATTGCTAACAATGTGAATTAGTAAATTGCATCTTGACATAGTTGTAGCATCACGCACGACTTCGATCGCCATGCGAGTCGACCAGTTAGATTGATCAGAGGCGACGATGTGTTGAACCTGATGCCCTTGCGCAGCGAGGTCCCCGGCGGAGTAGCGACTGTCTTCTTGTTCCCTTGTTCGTCGAACTTCGTTGAAGAACGACACTCGCGGGCCAAATATGTCAGTAAACTGCTTCACGACGGCGTCTTGGTCGGTCGCTAAGAAGATCCCCCACGAATCGTCCGAGTTGCGAAAGCCATGGGCCGCTGCCTGTTCATTCACCAAGTCGATATAGACCTTTGTAGCGGCAATTGAGCCGCCGGGTTGTTCGATGCTATGACTTGGGTGCCTCACGTGAACAGCAATCATGAATTTCCCGGAAAAATGCGTGACCGTGAATCTATCAATTTCGGCCGCTAAGGCTGGGTCCAGTTGAATATGCTCACGGTAGGCGCTGTG